CTATACTCGGTCTGCCTTGACCTTCATCTCGAAAATTCCATTCGGGTCTGGCTTGGCATGAATGTCCGTTGCAATCCGAACATAAAAATCAACACTCTCTTCCGGTTCCATTAATCCGTATGTCAGGTAATCAATCGGCAGAAATGGATCGGCCTGTCTGGATAATTGAACTTCAACTCCACTCGTCTGGAATTTCTTATCCATCTCGAGATAAACATGATCGACAGCATAACCGAGTTGATTTATCAACTTTACTTTTTTCGTCAATGTTGTTTGTCCCGCAATAATAACTTCGTAATCAAGTTGCTTCAGGATGCCGCCAAACGTATCCGAAAGGAAATCGCCAGATTCATCCATAAACATAAGTCCAGAGTAAGTTCCAACAAAACTAAATTCCCGGGAATCTACGGAACCCCAATAATCCTGGAACTCTACTTTTAACGTATTTTCCTTGCCAAAGAGGAACTTCCGTTCATCGATGTTGATCTCAATCTTAAATGGCGAAGGGAGTAAACGTGTAAACTCTCCACTAGCTGGATAATACGGTTGGCCGTTTAAAAACATACGATATTTGACCTTACCCTTGTCAGCATCATTTAATATCCCTTGAAGTTTATTACCTGAAAAAGTAAGATCTATGGTTGCTGTTGTATTCAAAAGTTGGAGCGCCATCTGCTGAACTTCCAATGTCTGACGCGGAGCATCTACAACCATCTTCACCTGATCCAAAGCATAGCTGTTTTCATAATGCTCACTGTTATCTAAATAATACGCAACCCGGGTTAGCCCTGTCAGATCTTGTTCAGGAATCGTGTTTAACGTTTCAACACTCATGCCTTTTCTTTTGAACAATGTCGTGTTCTGGATGTCCAGAGTTACCCACTTATCAAAACGATACGTTTTCCACGTCAGCCCAGAGTCAAACGAAGCAGCCAGTTTTAAAGTTCCTGCGGTGCGACTGTCAACGATTTTAGAAGCAACCAGCTTTTTTAAATCTCCGTACAACACCAGATCGGTTGGTTGCACAATAATCTGCTCTAACGGCAGCGCATCATAAGTTAATGACATATCTCGGGTACCAGCAATAACCTCTTCATCATTAGTCCATGTCACCACGTCAAAATCTCCCTCAAGTTCATCCAATGGGGAGTAGTTTGCTGTAATATTCAATGCTGCCGATGTTTTCGTTGGATCGTCGGTGTAATAGAGCACATCCACAGTATCACCTAACTCGTCGTAGAGTGTGAACGGTTCGGTTTCGATTGTGATTGTGGATTCCGTTTGGTTTGGATCATCTGTGAATTCAATGATTTTAATCTCTTTGTCTTCCCACTCTTCCGCGAGTGTGAAAGGTTTGGTTTCTATGTTGAAGGATACCTCTGTTGTATCTGGATCGTCTGTGTAATAACATAATTCAACCTCTCCTTCAAGTTGTGACCATGCGGATTCGGGAATAATAGAAATGTCGTCCATTCCGTATGTGAGATAATCCTGTTCTGTTTGAATGGGCGATGTAATGTTTGTCCATTGATTGTTCGAATAATATTTATACTCATTTTTATTGAAAACAATTACTTTTCTTTTATATATAATTGAGAAAGTTTTCAACTCACCCAGAGAATCTATATCTAGAGCATCTAAATCAATTGATGATGATCCGAAACTAATTTCAACATAATGTTCTCTATTTTCTAGATTAGATTTCTCATAAACTAGTGTTTGAAATTGTACATTTCCATTCTGAGTATAAGTTTCTTCAATTCCATCAATTTTTATTTTTGCAATACCACGGGCAGGATCTCTATAACCTAATATTCTTATCTTATTTCCAGTAAAATTGAATAACATCTTTGCATTTACATCAGCAGTGTAAATATTAGTTCCATTAAAATAGGATGCATTGGTTGCTGTTAGCCAATTTCCATTGAATTTGATCAAGTTGTTTTGACCATCAAATCTTTTCCATCCACTTTCTGGAGCTATCAATGCCTGTCCTATTGTTGCCATTCTCTCAACGCTCCTTCCTAAATTCTAAATAAAACAATCATTTCACATAATTAAGTGATTGATGCTTTTTTGATTGGTATATTGTTTTTGTCTATTTTTTGCTTGAATACTTTTCCTGATCCTAATAATGTTGATGTGCTTTTTATTATTTGCTTCTTATGTCTTAAGGTATTAACATCGATAGCAAAATTTTTAGACATTCCATGATTAACATATACACTTTCTAAACTAGAAGGAAGTAGTTTAATTCCATCATCAATGACAGACAGAATTTCATCTTCTGATGAAATCAAGAATTTATTGTATGGAAGTTTAATGTCAACGGCATCGACAGATAGAAGTAAAGTTGAGCTTGTAGCATCATTCTTAGTTACTGTTACAGTGTGAAAGCCGGGATTCAGATTTAATTTTTCATAGACAACTGACTGATTGGGGTCATTTGCAAGCGAAAAATTAACAGTCTGCGACACTCCATCTATCATCACTGTGGCATTTTTTGTTCTATTGCTCGAACGTTGGTCTATGATTCTAAATGCCCTTCCATAGAAAGAAAAGGAGAATGAAGCCCCTTGCGTTTGAGTGTAATGACCAATGCCATTATAGTAGTTGACATGGCTGGCAGTCAGCCATGAACCAGCTTTCGTTATACTGTTGTCGCCACCATCGAATCGAATCCAACCGTTTTCAGGTTGTAATAGAACGTCACCAATTGTCATTTGCACATCTCCTTTCACAAAACAAATTGAACACACCTTATAGATGTGTCCCTCATAAATTTAACCAAGCGTAATTTTATCTGCTCGGCGTTTTGACATATCAATTGTGTGCTCAAAGGTTTTACCTGAACCCAGTATGGTATTATTTTTTTTTATTTTCTTCTTAACATTCACAATTTGGTTGAAGGCATTTACTTCATCTGCACCTTTATTCACATAGTCCAACTCAGTCACACTACCCATCTCAATGATATAAGAAGGTTTCATTTCAAACATTTCAAGTTCATATACACAAGGAAGAGTTGAGCCCGAACTTAATGCAGTTATATAAAGCCTATAGTGTGTGTAAGCTTTCTTATTTGGAATAATATAATTTAATATGCCACTAGATCCACCCACTATTGAATGAAGGGTGTCGTAATTTATACCATCGTTACTGCCCTGAAATTCATAATTGCGTGGATAGTACGTGGTATTCGTAATGTATAACCTATACTTAACTATAACTTTTGGCTTGTGAAACTTGTAACCTATCCATTTGGGCATAGTAGTAGGAAGAGCATTTCCTCCCCAATTTGTATTTAATCCACCATCAAATGCTTCCCATCCGAAAGTTGCATTGCCATTAGGTGAATTGCTAACAAGAACTTCGCCTTCTGGTGTTGTGTTACTCGTCATTCTAGGAATGGATGTAGTTTCTTGAATTCCATCATTTAATACAGTGTAATATTTGTCTCCAGATGAAAGTATCATCTTATTATAAGGATTTCTAAATTCGCCTATTGAATCGATTTCAATAGAGTCGATTGCAAGAATTTTCCCAGTCTCCGTTGAAGGTATAGAAATCTCTACATAATGATACCCTAAACTTAAATCTGTAATTTCAAAAACTATAACTTGATCTAACACACTTGTACGATAACCACTGTATTCTTTATTTAGTCCATCTATTGAAATCCTGTTTTTTGTTGATCTATTTGTATTTGGACTATCATAAATACGTAGTTTTGTCCCATAAAACCAAAAACCTATCTTACCAAAAGTACTAGTCGAAGTTAGAGTACTTCCCCACCATCCTGCAAATGTATAATTAGTATTCCATACACCTGTAAAAGTAACGTTAGGCATGTCTTTTATAATATCGTATCGTGACCATCCTGTTTCTGGAGATTTGGATACTCCCCAGAGTAAATATCCATCAAAATCAATATCAATAGCGTCAAAAATAAATAATGCGGTGTCCACCGTTTTTATTTGTACTATGTGCATACCCTCTGTTAGTCCTGAAATATCAAATACTAAAGCTTGTGTCATTCCACCACTAGTAGAAGTCTCATTAATTGTGCCGCGAAGTGTTCCATCAATAATTACTTGTGTTGTTGTTGTTCTGCCAGCCAACCTTGCACCTATAATTCTTAGCTTTGTGCCTTGAAAACTAAAATTAACAGTAGCTCCATTGGTTTGTGTATAGGTAGCTGACCCATTGTAATTGGAAGCTAAGGTTTCCGTTTGCCAAGTTCCTGTATAGGTGATTGAAGAATGTAGGTTGTCATACCTTCTCCAACCATCTTCTGGTGCTGGTAACCTTTCACCCAATGTTGCCATAAAAAGCATCTCCTTTTAAAAGAATCAAGAATCAAAAAGAAGTAGCGTATAATCTCTACTCCGCGTTTACATTTGTTATTTCAAAAAACTTCTTCAAATTAATACTCGATTTAAACAACTTACCTGAACCTAAGTTACCGGCGTCAGTCATTACTTGATTAAACCCCTTTGATTTTCTGTCAAGTACAGATAGACCATCCATTCCTTCATTAATGAAAGTACTTCCTGATGGTAAATTTTTCGATACGATACTCCATTCCCTATCTACATTTTTTGTTCTTTGAAATAGTTTAAGTTCTGCAATCGTAGTCCAAGTAGACCAACCATTATTTTCATAGATGTTTATTCTATAGTTTAGATAATCGGAAATGGTGTTTTCAGATATTTTGAAAGTTCGGGTTTCATTATTATTCCAAGCAGTAGAGTTAGTCACTGTGTTAAGAACAGTCCAATTGACTCCATCATTGGATCCTTCAAAAGCCCATCTTTTTGGCGCTGATTCCCTTGCCTCCTGGGAATCTGTACTGTTCCTTGATGTTATTGAATATTGGTAAATACTAATTGGAAAAGAAAATCTATACGCTAACCATCCAGAAACTATACCATTTGCAGTCGCCCAACAATCACTGAAATCAATCACTGTCTCATTAAATGCTTTCCAAGCATCATAAGTAGAATTAAAAATGCTACTAGCACTTGCTACACCTGATGGGGAATTGTTGTTGGTCATTTTAGACACTGCCGTTCGAGTAGAATATATATATGAAGTAACATCACGCAAAGTTTTGTATGATTCTCCATCTTGTTTAATTAGTGATCTATACATAGGAAGAATTACAATTTCCATTAGCGGTCTGAATCCTGATGAAGACGTACTACTAGAAACTGTATAACTTGTTTCATCGCTCTTAGTGTTACCTCTTACGATTCTAAAACTTGAACTCGAAGGCGTAGTGGTACTTGTCCATGAAGTCAATTTCCAATTCCACACATTAACATCTCCAGCAGCAATTGTTCTATTTAGTGTAGAATCAACAATATATTTGTCCCACTCATTGTTTTTATCTGAAGCATTAATACCACCTGTGAGTAGACGAATTGAGATAGCTGTCTCTTTAAGCCCTGATAGAAGAACAGGCACACCAACAACCATACCACTGGAATTAATCATATCCCAACTAATCAACTGAATATTTCGATCTGCTACTAGTAGCTTACGCTTATTCCAATCTTCAACCATAATAAAGTAAAAATCGCCATTTGGCGTTGCAGAACTCATGGGAGGAATTAGTTCAGAAGTTTGCTCTCCTAATCCACTAAAAACACCCACTGTATTTGCTGTTGAAGACTGATAATGACATCTAATGCGCTTACCAATTTCAAGTTCGGAAACATTGGTTACTTCATCTGGATGAAACAAACGACCATCTGAGTCGATATCTACAGCATCAACATCTAATCTCCAATCCCCATTCGTTCCACTGAGAAGTCTAACTTCATGAATTCCTAATGGAAGATTCAACTTTTCATACGTGAGTTGCTGTCTAAGAGCTGTTGATGTTCCCATTTTCGAGCTGAAATACTCAATGTTCCCGTCGATAATTACTGATATATTATCAGCAAAATTATTGCCTGTACTTGATATAAACCTTAATTTGGTTCCATAAAATTTAAACCTAATCTCATTGTCACCTTTTCCTTGAGCGGAATAGTGATGCGTAGAATTATATAGGCCTGATACCCCTGTTTGATATATCCAATTTTCTCCAAGATAGACAAAAGCACTGTGACCATCATCGTATCTTCTCCACCCTGGTTCTGGAGCAGTCAATTGCTGTCCAACTTGAGCTAGTAAATATCCCTTATCATCAATATCTATGGCATCAATTCCCCAATTTCCTGCTATTACTGAATCCAACTTGACAGTGTGAGGGGTGTTAGTAAGTCCCGTTTTTTCATAAACTACCATCTGTCTTATATCTGTTGCATTATACGGATTATAGGTTTCTACATTTCCATCTATAGATACCCTAACTTCTTTAGTTTGAGTAGGTGTCGTTCCAGCAATTAACCGCAATTTCGTCCCTATAAACGTAAATTCTAAACTCGCACCAACGGTAGATGTACCGGTCCAGTAATGGAGTGTACCATTATAATCTGTTGTACTATTGCTAACCGAAGTGACCGATCCGCCCCATATCAACGCAGGATGCATATCGTCAAATCTATACCATCCTGCTTCTGGGATTGTTAAAGCATACCTAGTCAAATATCCTGTTTCGTCGATATCAATTGCATCTAATGTGAAATTAATACGATTATGTCCTGTTGCAATAGACACCGTATGAACGCCAAGGGTCAGTCCAATTTTCTCGTAAACTATAGCTTGCTGAAGACTAGATGTACCTGCTGCACGAAAGGCACTGTATGTCTCTGTTACACCATCTATCGTAATAGCGTTATCAGAATGCCTATCTGAATAGAAGTCAGAGATAATTCTAAGTTTTGTTCCAAAAAAGGAAAATGTAACATAATTATTATCAACGGCTCGGCTAGTTACTCTTATACTTCCACCATAGTAAGCTGTGTTTGTTGGGGATGGAGTAGTCCAAGTTCCTATATACTTTAAACCAGGATGTGTGTCATCATATCGTCTCCACCCTGCTTCTGGTTCTTTGATTTGATCTCCTACTGTCGCCATCATTACACCTCTTTATATTCAAATACTGGACGAAAACCTACTGCCGTATTAGAGTAACTGGAAATTGTGCTCCATAACCTATCTTTGCTGTTTGTTGTATTTTCAGAACGAACAGTTCTACCGCCCGTGGTCCAACCTCCGGGGATAGTTCCTGATAGCGGTATTGTGGTTTCTTTGCACCAAGTCATGCATCTTAAATTCCAAACATCATTTAATGATTTACCAGTAAAAATCATATTTATTGGGAAATTAACCACATACTTTTCCCACTCGTTAATCGGGGGCCAAGCCCCGTATTCTGTATTAGTTGAAGTCAAGATTTTATTTCCGTTTACATCTGCATATGCAACTCCACCACTCAAACAACGAACAGCACCCGAAACCCCACTTATTGTATGTGGCGAGCCTTCAACAAATTTATTGGAGTTCAACCAATCCCACGTCACCGTATGGCTTACAACTCGATCCGCTATCAATAGTCCTTTATCTACCTTGATCGCATACCAAAAGTACTTGGCTGGCATACTTCCTAATGGGTGTCCCGTTACCGCAATCTCCGTATAACCACTTGTATTTCCTCCAAAAATATATCCAGTGATTGTACTATCGTATTTCCAGACAATATAATCACCGATCTTCATATCCTCCAAACGTTCTCTCAACTGCCCGGTCGTTGCAGGAACTGCCATCGAATCACCCCTTTCCTACTCTGATTTGATCCATCTTTTTGAATTTCGTCTTTTCAACCTTTTGAGAATACACTGCACCCACCGAAGTGACCGCTGTCTGATCCATCTTTAATAAGTACTTAGTTTTTAACCGAAGCACACCGGATTGACTTTCTATGTAAGGATCACTATACTTGCCCTTTTCCATGAAACTGTCTATGTAAAAGGTCGATTCCTGTCTCCCAGCAAATATCTCAATTTTCACCTTGGCATATTTCGCCTGAGCTTTGGGAACAGCAGACTGCTCCTGCACTTCCTCATATTCCGTCCATTGAAATCCATCATCCGAAGTACTCCAATAGATTTGATATTCCGAACCAGCCGAGCTGTTCATCTTTGAAGCTACGCCTTTAAAAGAAGCAAATTTATCCCGAATCAGAATAGGATTAGATTCCCACGAACCGGAGGAAGCATAAATCACATTGCCTTCCACATCTTGTCCCTGCTCCGTGAGTCTTAACTTCTGATCCTGGAAAATCGTATTGTTATACGTACCAATAGACAAATCGATGTCTAACCCAATCTCCTCAATAGCCATCCGCGTGTACCTCCTGTCTTGTCGAGAATTTCATCACTAGCGAAGATCCCAGTTGATCATTCCTGCGTGGTTAGCTTTCAACGGAGCAACAACTCGATCTATGATCAATCCATTTTTACGAATCACCAACTGACCTGGCAGGTCCATATTCGAAGAGATTTTAATTTGAAAGAATGCACCTTCATTTATGGGTAAAGAGCACACACATTGAAAGCTAATGTTCGCATCGTGCAGATCCATTGTTTTTTTATAGCCAAAATTAAAACACTCAATCGCATTTCTGAAAGCTCCCGATGATTGCCCGCCTGCCAGTCCTCTCATACTTGCTTCGGAAGATCCATTTTTATACTGGATAATATCGTTGTAGACAAAGGTTCTTCCCGTTAACGGATACTCTTGCCCGTGCGACTCATAAGCAATCGAATAACGATCCATATTAATATGGAAAACTCCATTGGCAACGTTGTAATATGCCTGCGAGCCTTGACCGATAACACCGAAATATACCAGCTTCTCTTTTTGGATATCGTAAAAGTTCGCTGGGCGCTGTGTCTGGAAATCATATTCGCTTAAATACGTTCCATCGTAATAATCAGCAATCCAAACGTAAGCTTGTGGCACCGGGGAACGAGCATACTGTTTCTGACCTAAGATCACAGATTCACCTCCTTGAATACGTTATAAAAACAGAAAGAGACAGGCCGAATAGCCCGTCCCTTTCATTTTTCTAATCTCCTAACCTTACACGTAACGATATGAAATACGTTTCTTGAATTCCTGTCTACCACTGCGAGCATTTAATGGAACCTCACATTGAATGGAAAGCGTCACATAGTTGCCTGCCGCATCTTGCGGTTGACCATTATTATTCACTCCCAAAATCTCTTTCGCTCCCGGTACGAGTGGTGTGGCATACGGTGTACCCGAATGATCTAATGTTGTTTTCCCTGTCGTTCCAATCGGTTTGGAAAAGTCCTTACCTACGCGAGAGCTCTCTTCGTCCAGATCATTTTCCCCAAGGGAGTCCACCTGCACATGGAACCAGTTATTTTTTACAGCTTCAATATCGAATTCTTCCGTATTCCCGTTACCTCCTTTCATGTCTCGTGTAGTAAATGTGCAATCCTCCATTTTGGATACATCTGTGGCTCCACCTTTATTGTTCCAAACATTAAAAATACGAATTTCACTTTTGCTATCGGCATCAATAACTCCGTAATCAAACGGTTCTATAATCTCATTGCTATGTGTTGCATCCATCCAAGTAACAATCGGTTGTGTCATAATCATCATTCTCCTTTAAAGTTATGTTCTAATGGTTAATTGAATTGTAAGGTGCTGCAAACCAAGCCCGGCTTTATTAATCTGCACTCTAAATAGATCTCCTGCTGCAACCTGTTTGGTTGTAAATGAAGCCTTTTTGTCATCGGCGTGCGATAACGCATTAAAATGAATTGGCTTATCCATAATATCCACCCAGTGAATCAGATCCCTGGATTTCTCTATGACGATTTCCGTCTCCGTTTCTCCATAAACACCACAAAAAGCCCTCACATCCAGAATCTCACCCTGGAATGGGAAAGGCGCCACTACACCGATGGCCTCCTGAAAGACATAGGATTCCTTACAAAAGACCACAACGCGGTCCTGGACTTCCAATGGAATCTCATTTAACTTCAGATGTTCGGCTACACTCATCAAACCATCTCGATATGGATTTACAACTTGCAAATTCTGGCCGAACACATCGATCTTAATCCAGTTGTTTCCATCATATCGGTATCGCATGCCATCCTTATACGTCTGAACGGTCCACCCCACTTCCGGGAACGGATACGTATCTCTTAATTCGCGATAATCAGCCACCGGGCTCTTATAAACTAATCGTGTTGTTTGGTAAGCATTAGTAGCTCGGCCAGCTGCTTCCAGCGCCTGATCCGCGGCCTCATTAGCTTCGTCTGTAGCCCGTTTGGCCAAGACTGTTTGTTGAACAGAGTGGCGCACAACTTCCTCTAATCGTTCCATCGCAATCTGTGTCTCATCTAGCTTGCGCTGAGACTCTTCTATGAAGTCCTGTAATGTTTTGACTACATCCGGATTTCGCTTGATCATCGCATAGATTCGGGAAGCTGGGTACATGATGAGTCCCCTGCCTTTATAACGACATAGGTGGACTCTTCCTTCCTGGGAAGCATGGAACTGGATTGTGCCCATTCCGTAGTGAACCAGAAATTCATTCTCGTTCAGCTTTTGTTTCTTTTCAAAAACTTGTTGATCAACTTCAACTAAATTACTAATCGTCACTTTATCCGTTAAAGAAGGGATCTCAAGTAACGTAATCAGACCATTGATAACAGGCAACGAGTCTGTTCGATCCACAAACGGGTCTTCTACGCTTCCTTTACGAGCAATTATCGTAAGCGGATCATGATATTGCATATATGTATGCAGATTCGACAATACCTCACCTCCTTTCGATTACATTCAGTTGGTAAATACGTTACTGCTGCCAGTTGTAATTCTCGCCGATGTTCCCAAAGATGAAAGAGCTGCTGAATTTATGCTTCCGAGAGCTCTACCACCCGCAAATACGGTTGAACTGCCTGATGTCACTCTGCCCTGTCCACTGCCTGATCTTGAAGGACTTATGTTAACATATCGAGTGGAACCATTGCTTGTTGGTACAGCAGGGTTAGCCTCCCACGTATCGGGAACCAGGTCATTTAGACATGCAATCGCTCGCCCGTTCACATAAACGTTTGAAGCAGATACCACTCCTGACGGTGATACAACGGCATTAGTACTCCCACTGCCTGCTGATACCCATACTCCACCGCCCCAGCTCAAGCACGCGCCTGTTTCTTCGTCCCTGTTACTGCAAAAACGTTCAACCCAACGTTCAATGTCATATGTGACATGACCACTCTTAGTTGTCTGGCTTACACTCGAACCGTTATACGCTACTCCTGTCATATCTAACACCTACTGTAATAACTTGAATTGGTATCTGAACTGAATTCCGGCATCTCCACGAATACGCAAAATATTTTTCCCCACAGACAACTGGAGGAATTGATCGTTAAAATCCTTATATCTATATGTGACCGGAAGTGATGTCTCGATGTGCTGTCGATCGTTATCCACATACACTTCTTCATCATGTACCAGATTTTTGAAATGGAACTCTTCACCGTGTCGTGTCTGATTTATGATACGGATTTCACCATTTCCTTGTTTGTGAATCCAAATCTCCGGCTTACAGATCTGGTCACCTTTATTGTATAAAACGAGAACCGGCTCAAATGTAAATGTGATTTCTTGCAATTTGGGCGGTTTGTTCAAATCCGCAGCAGTCAATAATACACGGTACATCAGATAAGGATGATCTACAGCCGTATCTTCATTCATTCCAGGGACAGGGCCATCATTATGGCAAGTTTCCCAATTGGTCCATTCCATTTCATCTACCGAATAACGGGTCTGAATGACGATCTGGGAGTTTGCCGTGACATCCTCCGTTACCCAATGTACATGACTTAACACGCCTCCTGATTCAATAGGAATCTGTATCGAGTCAGAAACATATTGCCCTTTTTGATGCGTTATTGCTAGCCAATTTGCCATATAAATGCACCTACTCTATCTTTCCAAACGGACGGAACCAGACCGCAGCACCGATCTCTTTCCATTTTGCAATGCGGTGACTTGCCCAAACGGCGTTTTTATCATATGTTGTCGTCCCATCCGTAATAGCCCACACAGGTTCTTGATCCCCGGATTCTCCGGCCTGAATGCACAAATAATACCTCCCGTTATCGACAGAAGGTAGAATCATATCGTTTTTCTGATAATACGTGCTTGCAGCCCACCCGTTGGTTGCACGAAGATCTTCAAATTCAATGCCTTCTGAAATAGGAAAAACAGGTTCACGGTAACCCGAATATCCGGATTGCACACAGCGATATACATGGCCGTTGTCCACTGTTGGCACAATGTAATCCCCATTTTGATAAGACTGTACACTTTTCCATTTCGGTGCAGCTTTACCTGTGCGAGTGTTCACCCAGCCATAATAGCTGCCATATACACAATTCCCATTACGAATCATTACATTTTGCTTGTAATCACCTTGGGTTGGAATTTCGGTTGCGAAGTCATCTGCGTTTTGATCCAATTTCTCAAAATTTTCACCCAGATCACGAATCGTATTTTCTATCTCATCCGTGAATGCAGGCAGTTTTAATTGCAGCTTGCTTGTATATGTTGACATGTTATCTCTCCTTTCTGAGTTCATCTCAAATCAACCCATTGGGTATGTTCAGGGTAGTCACTCCACTTGGGTTTAACCGTGCTCAACGTCAAATGACCTTCCGCATTCACAAGGATAGGTTTCGACCCCGTTCCGGCATCAAAATTAGGTTTATGTACATAATCCTGCCCTTTCCATTCATATCTGCGGGTTGTCATTACAGGAGAGTAAGCATAAGGCGAATCACACCTGAAGGTTAACGAGATGTATCCTTGTCTTAACCCGTTGTGTATAAGTGTGGCCTCATCAACAGCAAGAGCATAGAAAATCTTCTCAGGATTGACCCCTTCTTCGGTCGTAAACGATAATTCCTGATAATAATCATGCTGCGTCAGCCATCTTGCCACTTCTCTGATTTTGTCTTCATCCCAGCTTTCTTCAAATGCAAACGAAACTGAGAACTGCAAGGGCTCAACCTCTGTTCTTATAAAATAGGGCCGGTCCCTTCCTTTGACTTTTTCCTCCACAATACTCCGGGAAGGGGCAAAACTTTCTTCCAGCATACCGCTGTTCAGATTGACGTTCACAATGCCAAAATCCACAGATTTTCGACCTGCATAGGAAAAGTACAGTGCATCCCGAATCGTGATAGTAATCACCTCCTTTCCATGGATTTTTCTCATACGGGCCTAGTTCAGATCTATGCGTTGACCGTTCAGTTTAACATTACGACTCGCTTTGATCTCAATATCTCCATCACTCTTCATATGGATCGTTGAACCTGCTTCCGTTTTGAAAATAATCTCTTTGCCGCTTAGCTCAATAGGCGCGGATTCAGACTCTACAATGACTTTGTCATCTGTAAATTTAAGGTTCCTGCCTCGTCCCGTAGACTGCGCGGTATATAACAATTCGAGCGATCCATTCGGCTTGGTGATTAGTGCTTTGCCGTATGCTCTTGCGTCACCCTCCCCCATGCTAATTATAGGATAGGCCGCCTGTCCGTCTCCCTCGAAATAAAGCTTCATCTTGGTCTTGTCCGTCATGCCATACACCATTACTGGCCAACTCGTTGTATCCGTCGTCATTTCACCTGACTGAGTTGCATTTCGCCAATACAGCTTCCGCCCATCCGATAATGCTTTATGGGTTCCGGTTCCGCTTTGAGCCATACTTGTGAGAAATGATAGTTCTTTCCCTTCAATCTTGATGTAATTAGACCATCCTTGCACAGCCGAACGTGTTAACGTCGAAACTTTGCCCGAAACGATGGAACTTATAAAACCATCTTCTGCCGTAACCATCTTGGCCGCTATCAATTCTGCATCAATCGCACCTGCCCCCACAATATCCCATTGATTCATGAAAATTTTACGTTGTTCTGAATCAATCAATAATGTGTTCTGGTTATCTGTAATTTTAAGTTTTTTGAATTTTGCCGTACCATCCATGCCGATGGATGCAACAGCATCCTCAAACTCTTCTGCGCCAGCCCAGAATCCTTTTAACGGGAACATTTTCATTACACCCGTTCCATCTCGCAAGGTAAGTGAAGAACCCTCGATCTCACCATCCTTGAACATGGAGTTTTTAATCTCGGCAGCATCAGCAAACAATTTATTCATCCAGACATTACCGTAATAATCGGCATGGAAAGGCGCTCTCTCCCATACACTTGAGCCAAGAGCTAATCCCTTTTTATCGATGGTAAAGACCTGGTCATCCACACCCGCTTTGATAAATAAATCACCATCTAGCGAAGTACCAAACGTTTTATCAGCTACTCCGTTACGAAAACGTTCAATAACAAATCCTTCATCAGCGGTCATGGAAACCCGGTTAACCTTGGTTGTATCATTACAGTCGGAAGAGGCATACCGATTCAGATAAAATCCAAAGCGATCTGGCTGATCTGAAAGTAACCCAAGCTTAACGACTTCCCTTCCACACCGATCATCAATCATGAGTCTGGACCCTTCAATCGTAAATACACCCGTTGTATCACCGATGACTACTCGTTGCCCCAGAATAATTTTGCCCAGAACCATCTCTGCAATAAGTCCATCTGCTGTGATCGCCGTTTCATATCTCAATCCTCCTGAGCGTGTTAGCCCAAGTGCACCATTAGTCAGACGTAGAAACCGTAGCGGATCATCAGGGTCTGTAATGGTGATTCCCTTGTTGTTAATATCCACCGTGTTATTGACGGACATATTAATTTCATTCGTCACCTTATTCCAGAAGCGATCGAATAGCTTACTCATATCGGATGAATCTACTACAGCCTTGCCCCATTTGGTTTTATTCGTATCCACGACGATTGACGTGTTTTTGGTTTCGTTCAAAAATTTCTCTATTCGGGTAGACTCATCATTTACATTTTTGATGTTGGATAACGTCAGTTTGATCGATGAAGATTCATAGTCATATTGAATTTCACTGATACGTGCAGTCACACTCATACCTATGGAATCATATTTCACATTAACAAAATCGCCGAGATTGAGCTTATCCCAGTTGAACTGTTCCTCTACAATCTCCAGAAAGTTAACGACGTCTATATCTACGGATAGTTGTGGAATTTGTAATTCCTTGAATTTTTCCAATGCAGCGTCGTACAAATCCTTCTCATCGATATATGTATCCTCGTTAAATTCACGTTCAATGACGAAGTAGTTGAGCTCCTGCAACTGCTCTGAGGTAAAATTGTTTTCTGCCGCCAATTGAACCTGGAGCTGTGTAATCTGTTTTTTGACATCATCAATTTTTCCATTAAGGCTGGTGATTTCAAGCTCTTTCAATGAAATTTGGTTCTTCTTCTGATCCAGACTGTAACGCTCCACAATAGCTGCTTCATTCGAAGATGTCTGGTACTCATCCAGATTGATTGAATTGACTTGAATAAAACAATTCGCTGTTCCTCCGTCTAAACTTACATGGATGGAACTTGTTCCTCGATACTTGCCCAGCACAGTCCACTTCCCGGATACCGCGCTAACACCTGCTCCATTCACGGAAAGATTTACTCCAGCAGCGGGTTCAAGTTTGATCATAACTGCATACGCAAAATCAGCATTTACCTGAAAGATTCGAGATGTGGTACCCGAGTGAGTATACTTTTCAAAAAACATTTTATCTGCGAACTGTTGGGACAGCGTTACTTCCTCCAATACTGCCTCATCATTTTGTAGCTTGTTCAGATCCACTTGTAATGGAATTAACTCTTTCTCGTAAATCTCCAGTTGGTTCAGATATTGATTAAACTTCTCCCTGTTTGCATCCACCAATGCATTGTAATCCAGTAGCGCATGACATAACGAATCGGACATCCATAGACTGGAGGAAGTCACCTTACGGGAAGCATCCCGTTCAAATGGGTATAACCAATATCCATAATTCTCAATGTAGTTCTGTCCTGTAGGATTCACCTTTTGAATGCCTAATCCATCTCTACCTGTTGCATACAATCTCGTGACCATTTCTTCGGCGCTCGTCTCTCGGTTCATGCTTTTTAACAGCTTCCCATACCCTACGGTCAATCCCCGATTAATTCCGGTTAGTTCAGGTTTGGTCATGCTGATCAGTCTCTGGTCTGTATCCAAATGAACGATAGCATTATATGTCTCTGCTACTGAAAATACGGCCTCAAGCACGCTATTAGACGAGAAATCAAATGTCCTGTAGCTTAATTTAAAGTCAGCATCCAGAACATCGAGATTCCAAAGCGTATTCGCCAATAGCTCTGTGAGTACCTGCTCTGCATGATATGACTCTGCCAAATAACGATTGATACGCTTGTCCGCCAGTTCTCTAGCCAGAGAGTAACAACGCACATTTAACATGTCAGAATCACCAAGATCATCTTCAAGACTGTTGATGGTGAACCATTCAATATGCGCTCCTTGCACCATTTTAATCAAGTAACGTTCTTTGATTAATTCTACGTTTTTGTTTTTATGCAACACATGGGCTATATCCACGTGATACGGTAATGAGAAGGTCAATTCACTAATATCATTCAAGCGAATACTGAGCGAATCATGGCAGATCTCACTTAGTTTACTAATGATCTCCCGATTCGGTTTGGCCAAGAAATACTGGGGCTGCATAGGCTTTTTCATATAATCTATAATACCTGGCAATGTCTCCACTCCTTTCTCCATATGAAAAAGGAAGAGCTCACGCTCTTCCTCTAAATGGTTCTCAACTTGAGTTTATTGTTTAATGCTTCTTCAAATTTCCCCAGCAAGCTCATACCCGACTCCTGATCCTTAGCCACAATCTCCACTTTATCAATCTGGATGCGATTATCCGTTGTTCCAGCAACATCGTTTTGTGAAAATTTCAACGCACCGAAATCAAATCCGGTTTTGATTCGATCTGTAATTCCGCGAACAACATCTACAATCTTTAACAGATTGGAGGTATCGGATTGGTTTAGAATGAGTTCTTTCTCATGAGCAAGCAGGAATTTCGCGCCCGTAAATGCTGGGGTCAAGCCGCCCGTATCTGCAGAGAAAATTTTAAGCTTAAGCAGCTCCGCATAGCTGTTATCGGGAAATTGATACTTATCCCTGTACTTTTGGTTCTCCTCTTGCAGCTTTTTAAACTCCTTCTCCAGTTGCTGATACTTATAGGAGTCCTTATTATATAAGCCCATCTCTTTTCTGATGTTCTCGGCTTTACTTTTATTATCTAAATAATAAGTCCAGTCCCTTCGCGCCTCCGTCGTGCCCTTGATTTTAAAATCTTCCAATGAACCGCTGCTTGCACTGCCTGAAGATGTCTGTGACACTGAATCGGAAGACGAATAGTCGCCCGCTTTAAATTTAGCGAGTGCCTTCTCAGGCTCTGCGAATTTATAGATCAAATTTTCCATTTCCACAGAAGTTTCAAAAACATGTTGTCGAATGCCATCAAATAACGTTTTATACGCTTCTCCGATTGTATTCAAACTGGCATTGACCACCGCAACATCATTACTCATCAAATTTTGTTTTAATTGATAGAAGCTCTTCTCATTTTCCAGAATATCTTTGTAGTGACGTTCCGTTTTCTTTTTCTTATCATCTAATTTATCTATTTCATCTTTATTGAGCTTATCTTCTTCTTCTTTTAATTGATCATTGTAGTTTTTGCGATCTTCGAGCTGATCCTGTAATCCCTGCTTGACCATTTCTCGCGAACGATCCCGTTCATATTTGGCAATCTCTTCATCAACCGCTGTGAGTTGTTCCGTCAGGTCTTTGCGTTTCGCTTTGGCCTCCATGGAGTTGTCCAATGACAGCACGTTGAGTTTGTCCACAATTTTCTGACGTTCATTCTTTTTCTTGGTCAGCTCTTCTGCGTAATCCGTAGAGGAATTTTCACGATCGAGAGCCTTCAAGCGAGCGTTGATGTATGTTTCGAATTTCTTCTGCTCTTCGTCCAGGTTTTTGTTTCGTTCTTCATGACGCTTGTCTTCTGCTTTCCGTTGTTCATCAATCGCATCCAAGGCAAGATCACGCTGCTGCTCAATGACCTTTTTATAGTCTTCAATGATTTTGTCAGCCGCATTTTCACGTAAAGATTTTAATTTCTCTTGTACGTCATTTATGGCTGAGTTGTTGTCTAGAAGGGCAACGTTCAAGTCTTTCAGTATATTTGTATATTTTACGGTTTGATCCGCGTTTAGTTTACCACCTGCAAGCAATTTTTCTACAAATGTGATCTCTGCTTGGGTAATACGGTTCTTTTCTTGCAGAATAGGAACCTGACTTGACAGTTCTTTATTATACTCTGACGAACCTTCGGTCATCGTTCTTAATTTTGAATTCGAAAGAGAAACGAGGTGATCCTGTTGCGAAAGTTTATCTGTATAACTTCCGATATAGGAGTCGAACACTTTCTCTCTCTTGGCATAAATCTGAGATTCATCCTCTACATTCTTCGATTCCAATTCTGCAATTTGTTTGTTATAGCTCTCTGACGTTATTTTCTTGTCTTGAAGTAACTGTTTAATCTTAGCAATCTCTTGCTCTCTTAATTTAATCTGTTGCTCAACATAACTAATCTGTGATTGTTCTTCTTTGCGCCATTCTTCAGAGTTCACATGAAGCATCGATTGCCTGCTAGCAGATTTAGAGATTTTAGTCTGTACTTTATCAATTTGTAATTCATAATATTCGGCCCACGAATCGATTAGCTTGTATCGGTTATCGAGTTGAAGATCTGCGATCTCTTTAACTTCTTTCTTCTTTTCTTCTGCCGCTTTATTTAGTTCTTCTGATGTTGCTGGAACAACCACAGACGTACCGCCTGAACTTTTGGAAGTTGACGATGGAGGATTAGTAGATTTGATTCCTGATATAGAATTATAATTTGCAATGACCTTGGGTACGTAATTCTTCGTTTCTTTGATGGGTATATTGTTGATTTCTCCATTTTCCACCCATTTATTCACTCTATTAGGACCTGCATTATATGCTGCCAAAGCATGTTTAACATTTCCTTTGAATCTGACTAACTGATCTGAGAAGTATTGTGTTCCTCCCTTAATATTCTGCTCAGGATCAAGGCTGTTTTTTACTCCCAATCCTTTCGCTGTATCAGGCATCAGCTGCATTAGTCCCACTGCTCCTGCTGGTGACTTAGCACTCGGGTTAAATCCACTTTCTGTTTGTATAATTGCCGCGATCATATTAGGGTCAACGTTATACTGCTGGGCATACTTGTTAATAAAGTTCGCATATTTGCCAGTGTAACTTTTAGTAGAGCTTGGTATATAATCCAATGGAGTAGGGGTCTCATCTTCGGATTGCTTTGATGTTTTTATTTTAGTAGAAACGAGTTTCTCTGGATTATCGATACCTTTTTGCAGAAGGTTTTTCTTCTGTTCTAGTAGAGAGTTTTCCTCCATTAAAGATTTTCGGTATGCAGCCGAACTGGTCTCCATATGTTTCTGTCTATTGTGCAGATCATCCAAAGATTTATCTACACCTTGAATCTTTTTCTGAAGTTCGGTTAAAACTTCTGTCGTTTCTGTGTATGTATTATTAGCTTGTTTGATTGAATTTGTAGCCTTGTCTGCGGAATTCGCAGATTTTTCATTTCCTATACCTAATAAGTCTACTGAACCAATCAAATTTTTCATATATATACTATAATCAGAAATAGAATCCATATATTCATAATAAGGAGCTATAAGTTTTTGAATGTCCTTCTCTGACTGATTTAGAACTGCTTGATTCTCTATCCCCTTTCCTGTAAAGTCTTCAACTTCAACTTCTGCAGCCAGTTTTAGTCTCACCTCAGCTTTCGCTGCATTTAGTCCTGCCAGTGTCGAAAGAGCTTCAATTTCAATACCCCAAGCCTTCAATTTACTCACAAGTGTTTGATTGTTATTGTTCAGTTCCTGCTGTGCAAGTAATCCTAATGTTTTCACATAATCCACTTTGGTTTTCTTTAAACTTTCCAAAGCATTTTTTTCAATGGTATATCCATCTTTAGTTCGCTGAACATGTTTTGCAAGTTCAGGGTATTTCTGAATTAAAGCATTCATCTCTTCTGCGGAAAGAGACTGACCTTTTGATAAGTTGTTTATAACCGAGTTCAATTTCCCAATTTCCGAAGTGATATTACTAACTTCGCCGTTAAATTTACTCAGATCACCGTTAAACTGTATTGACTCTTCTAATGGTGCCACGTCTATTTCGGCAATAGCTTGGTTAACTTTATTTAATGTATCTATGGTCAAATTACCAACGTTAGGCAACTGCTGTAGAAAGTTCAATGCTTCTTCGGGGGTTTTGAAATCCTTTTCTTGCAGAGCATTAAAAATCTCTTCTGCATTGTCCTTAATTTCTACAGCTGTAGCTTCGCTTTGTGCAGCCATTTCAACATAAATATCTACAAATTTTCGAGTTGAGTCTTTAACAGTTGTTCCTTCAGCTTCTTGTTGATTGATATAATCTTGATAAGCCCCTTTAATTGCATCAGCTTTAACAGTGATATCTTTTTGAAACTCTTGATTCAATTGAGCAAGCTCATTTTTCAATGTTTCGTACCGCTTGCTATGAACTCCTAAATCAAATACTGTTTGCTTATAATCATCATTATCGTAATTACCAGGCCCCATTCGATCGTATTCATCTTTTTTCTTCGATAGCACGATGTAAGCTGACTGGGAAGTCTTTTGTTCGTCCTCTTTCATTGTTATCTCTGTTTTTTTAGCTTTAATTCTATCCTCTATTTGAACCGATTCCATATTATAGGCCATCTCGGCTGATAATCTATCGGCTTTAGCTTCCGTCTCGAGTTGCTCTACTTTCCTCTTAATCGCTTCCGTATTCTCGCTAAGAGATTTAGTCTGACCGTCTAGCGATTGGGTTGTTATTCCATATCTCGAAGACAGCTCACTTTCAATCTGTGCAAGTCGTGTTTTTTCTTCAAAGTTAAGAGAAGCTTGGTTTGAAAGTTGCTCGTACTCAGCCGACAAGGCTTTTAACCCATTTAGATCATACACCTTCTGGTTCAGCGCTTCAGTTTTATCCGAAAAATCCTCGGTTGCTTGGGTAGTACTAGAAAACATCCCCATGACAAACTCTAATCCAGTCCCAATCAAGGCAAAAACAAGTCCAACTCCCGTACTAGCGAGTAAGGCTTTGAACGAATTCTTTAATATCGTCACACTCATACTTAAAGCATTTGTTCCCGCACTTGCAGCAACCGCTGCCGCAGGAATTCCCATGATGCTGAGAACTGCCCTAGTCACTTCAGCTGTCAAAATACGTAAAGAAGCACTCAACAAACCTACAGCTATGCCCGCTACTCCAAAGCCTACAAAACCATTACCCAATTTAGACATCCAGTTTAATAGTCCCGTCACAAGTGAGGTGATCGTGATGAGGGTGTCAGACACCAAGGCATTGCCTAAAGCAAGGGTGAGCCCCTCCCATGCAGTCTGCATATTTTGGATTCGTGCCCCAAGTGAACCCATATAGATCTCGTTGTCCTTCATAGCTGCACCTTGCGAATGCAGAGCCGATTCGGATGCATTCAGGGAAGTTCCCCAATTTTGCATCAACGCGGTAAATGTCGCTGTCTGATCTTGTCCGGCTAAACCCAGGGCTGTATTTTGCTGTTGCGCCTTGGTCAGCTGATTCCATTTTCCAGCCAATTCATCCAGCAATGTTGTTACATCTTTATCTGCTTTGGAGATCCCAACGGATTCTAATATCCCTTTAGATTGTTCGTCTGAACCCAGCTTGGTGTATATCGACTTCAATCCTCGCCCAACAACGTCACCACTTTCGCGAGTGATGCTGCTGATTGCTGCCGTATTGCCAAGCAGTTCCTCTATGGAAACCCCGAATGATTTCGCGGCTGCACCAGCTGATGTTAAAGATAAGGCCAGATCTTTGCTGGATACACCGTAAATTCCGCTAACTTCTTTGAGCTTATCTGCAATGCTCATACTTTTATCTGCTTCGATATTAAAAGAAGCCATAGCCAAACTCAGTGTGTTCACCGATTCAGCCGGTGTAAGGCTGGATATATTTTGAAGCACACTGGCTGCTTTCCCTAAACTTAATGTGTCTGCCTGATCAAATCCTTGATTGGCAAAGCCAATTAAGTTGCCGTTCACTTCAGACATACTACGCCCTGTGGATTGAGCAATAAGGTTACTGCCAGCCAGCATCCGCTCTTCGTTAAACGAACTTCCTATCGATCGTTCTAATTGATTCATCTGACCATCCATACTTATAATGGACTGAATTGCTTTTCGCAGAACATCCATAGGCTGAATTAATGAAGTGACATTGCTCATCCATCCCCCAGCCATAGCCGAAGCGCTCTTCATAACCTCCCCTAGGGTCTTGATTTCTCCTCCTGCTCCGGCAGATGATTGGGTGGTCGCTTTAAGCCGCTCGTTAATTAGGGCCAAGTTTTCTGCGGTTGCTTTGTATCCCACAGTTGACATAGAGGAATTCAGCAGTAACAGATCACTTCTTAACGTGTTTAAACCATTCGATACCTTCCCGTTTAAGTTATATTTTTGGGAAGCTTGATTGATCCTTGCTTCTGTTTTCGCAATCGCATTTTGCAAATCTTCATTCATTTTAGTGTTCTGTTGTAACGCTTGCCGATGAGCATCGTCTTTGGCAGCATTTTTAAGGGCTGTTTGTTGTTCCAACGCTCTTCGTGTAGATTGCTCTTCACTAAGCGTCGCTTCACGTTGTTGATTCTCTAGATTCTTTTGATTCAGAGCACGCCGTTGTCCCGCCGCATATTCCATCACTTTATCGTAATTTTTCACTTGACCAGAAGTGTTCGTGTTTACCGTAAGGAGTTGTCCTAATTCATCTTTATACGTTTTGGTATATCCTGTAATTACGCCTGCATGATTTTTAATTGCTTTATCTTTTGTTAAGGTGTAGCCTGCCAACTCTTGTTCCAAACGTTTAATGGATACCCGTTGTTTCTCATACGCCGCTGTCTCAGCTGCTGTCATATTGCGCAGGCGCTCCTGATTGATTTGCATACGCTTATACTCATCCAAGCTACTCTGCATAAGCATCTTATTCTCAATCATCGTATGGTTTAATCGGTTCATGCCATCCGCATACGAACTAATCCCCTGCAAAAAACTCGGATCAAAGTCTACTTTCACTTTGAGTGAATTCATTTTACTGGCAATTTCCCGGAGAGCCTTGTTCAAATCGGTAATCATTTGATTGGTCGCTATGTTTAATTCCACATCACTAGACATTTATAAATCACTCCTTTGATCACAACAAGGAGCAATTACACAAATTGCCCCTATTCGGTGTACTGTTCAAATTGTTCACACAACTCATCGTAGACATCTGCCGTTTCTCCCTCCAACTGCAATGTACACTGTTGTAAGATTTGGTTGATGCCCTGTAACGTCGGCAAGCGTTCGCCAGTCGCTTCAATGAGCACCTTTTCTTCAAGAAGTTCCTGCAATTCATGTTGAAGTTTGTGTACATCCCGTGGAACCATCGCTCTATTTCGCATCACAAAACTGCCGTCTTCATTTTTCAACATGTGCTGCTCTTTTAATTCATGCATTTCTTCTTGAAATTGTTGATAATGCTCCACCAGTACTTTTTTGAATCGGCTACGTACCCGGCTATCTTTACTTTCCAGTTTAAGTTCATGCAAGAATAGAATGTATTTCTCCAAATTGGCCTTCATGAAAACTAACATGTACATGCTCCTTTTGACGATGGATTCAAATTATACTGACTCGTGTGCGGACTCGTGTGCAACCTGTTGTGAACGTGTAATCGCGAGTTCGGATACCATTGCAGCCATTCTTTCCTGCAGGGCTCTAAACTGTTCCTCCAGTTTCTTTAACTCCTGTTCCGGAAATTGGGTGAGCACTTCTTCCATAATGCCGTTATCCAGCAACATATTCGTAACTTTAATGAGTTTCTCTACATCCAGCTTTTTGGGGATTGGCAGATCTGTGAACTCTTTCAACAGCAGTGTATTATACAAACCCACCGTGTCTTTGATGAGCTGATCTGTAACATCGGTTTTCTGACGAAGCTGATCAATAATAGACAAATAATTGGTGTTCACGTTATCAATCAGTGATTTTCGAAAAAACGTATGTATTTGAACTTCATAACGTTGATCCGTTACATAAATCTTTTTCCGCTTATTGTTCTTGGCATCAAGTGTGTTCAAAGCGGTTGCTGTTAATTTTTTGGTTTTTGTTGTGGTCGACATATATGTCACTCCTCTTTTTGGATTCATTCTGAAAATTACTCCCTGATATTAAGGCTCTGATCTTGAGCAAATTATTAATGATATCAGGCGAAACATAACAAAAGCTGTACTTCGTAAACAGAAATACAACATTTAAGCATATAACGAGGTGATATGATTCTGTAAAATGCTCAAGCAATACGAATGATTACAGAAAAAGGGCCGAACCCCATGAGAGGTCCAACCCTTCCTATCAATCCATTTTAGTCTTCCAACACATCAATAGTAACCATGGCTTTGGAGCGAGTGTCCTTCAACACTTCACAAGTGAATGTGAACGGTTGTGGATCACCCGAAGAAGCCATTGCAATGGAGAAACCTGGCATTACCTTCAATTTAGGGATGGTATACACCGCTTCAACATCGAAGCCATCTTCATTTTTCCAGTTGGTTGTTCCTTCAAGCAGGTATGTTCCCGGGAATACATCCGAAGCAACAGTCATGCTTTGAGTCGTATCCGGTGCAGCATAGTAGTAATCTGCAATGACTTTATCTCCGTCGTTGAGCGCTGATCCTGTAAATGTCACAATGGTACCTGTAATCGGCGCTGCAGTAAGTTTGGCATCCATAGAAGATCCGTTGGACGTTTTGTAGAAATGTGTTAGTTTGGTTGTCAATGGAGCATGGCTAAGTTTGATCTCACCATCTGCGTTGACTGCAACAATTTCTTTTTTGTGAACCGGTTTTGTTCCCTTTACAAATTTCGAACCTGTGAGTACTGCCAAAGATTCTTTTGAAATCAGCGCATCCTCCATTGTCATCGTTACATCTTTCTCGGAATCCCAACCGATCAGTTTTGGGTGCCCCTTACCGCCACGGGCATAAACCGTTTGTCCCGCAAACTCGATAGAAGAAGTCGTCAAACTTTCCAAATAAACAACGGGTTCACCCGTTTTTACATCTTTCAATACTACATCCAAAATTTCACGTGATCCGTATCTGCTCATAAAATAAAACCTCCAGTTATTTTTATTGTTTAGGTTGATTGGTCTATTTCCACATTTAATCTAATGGAGAGATCCAGTGTTTTAACTTGATACTTTTGGAATCCGCACCATGTAACAAAGCCTGAATATTTACTTCATAATCATCCAGTAACTTCATCCGATTGAACTGATCATTGAATTGAAAAAAATTCAGGTTGAACACATTCAGAATGTTAATCCCGTTTGCGTTTGAACTTAGAATGGAGATGAGGTCCACAAAGGTAAGTGTATCTTCTGCACCCGAGCCCTCTTTTAATTCCCGCACTTTACGTTTTCTAGCGAGCATCTTCTCCCTTAGAGCCTTTGCTCTGTCATTGAGTGGGTTAAAATCATCGTCTTGTTTTGTGACGACACAATGTTGGATTCTAATAATTCCTGCGATCTGCTCCAGTTCGATATAAGATAACATGACGTCCCCTGCATCGATGCAAGAGTGTGTATCACTCAACTGAACAGGCACATCCAGAAAATATTGAAATGCATCTAAATATGCGGAAAGAAGGCTCTGATCTCCGATATACAACAATAATTCAATTAATGTACCCTCATAATCATTCATAGATAAAGAGGGGAACAAATCTTCTATGCGAAGACTGATTAAATTTAATCGTTCACTGAAAAAATCATACCCATCTTCAACGATGTCATTCAGGGATTTAGGTGGAATAACAACGCCTTGAAATAGGACAGGTTTGTTCGCCAACGTCTTTAATTTGATATCCAGTACATTCATTTGGCAAAATCGAGCATGCGATATGTAATGCTGTCACCATAGTAGTTAGGGTTGAGGATCTTAAGAACATCCAATTTTTCAAACTCCAATCGTTCTATCCCGAAATCCTGACTTCGATGAAAGAGTTCATCAATTTTACGAATAATAAAATCTGTTCGAAGCAGTTCGCTCTCGGACTGACACAGATTAAGATGGGTGTATACATTGAAACAAATCATTCCTGATTTATACTCCCGCTGCACAGACTGAATATTCTCAAGCGAGACCGAAACAACGGTTTTTTGCTCATTCACATTTTTTCCAGGAAGATGACGAATCGGGAAAATCCGTTGATATAAGTATTGTTCCGGATCGACCACAGCTGGTTGTTCGAGGAAGTTTGTTGAATCATATACGACGGCCTTCATTAACTCCTCTGACATCAACATACGTTCGATAAGCCTTGATCTAATATTGCTCAAACGAGCAAGCGAGGACTGAACCATGTGACACCTCCTTTTTGATGGATTGGGGCAGCTCTAACCTGGATCTGCTTCGAATAGCTTTTAACGGAGCAGGTAGGATGGATCACCAAGCAATATCCTCCTTTGAATGAATAGTCAGCGCACACAAGGGGAGCAATAGTGGTAAGTCTCTCCTTGTGTATCACTAAACAAAATTTTCAACAATCGCTGAAAGCTTTGGTACGACTGAGCTGAGAAGCGTTTTCTAATGATGAAAAAACTCATTTTCCAACAAAAAAACCATGATCCGGTGATCACGGTTTTTCATTCATTATTTATTGGGAATCTTGACTCTGCACGTCTAGTTCCTCTTCTCCTTCTTGCATTTTTTGCAATACTTCATACGATTAGATCTGGCATGTATGTTCCGTCCACAAACTGTACAATTCTTGATGTTGGCACCTTTCCAACGTAGGTATTCAAGTACAAAATCATCAAACCTCTTTACATAAAAAGCAATCGTATCCCCTTCAGAAGCAAATAAAACTTGGACATTCGTTGAATCCACTCGTTTGCTTTCTTTAAGATACCCCTCTTGAATCAATTTATAGATTAATAAGCCCTGATCCTTTTTACTAACAGCCATTTCGCAATCACTGTATATCTCTTTCAGATCATTATTAATCCAATACGCTTTAGTTTCATGAATGAGATTGTTAATCTTACTATATACCAATATAACAAATGCCAACTTCTCCAGGCGGATACTGCGGAGTTCTTTAATCTTTTGAAGTTCTGTTACCGTAACAGGAATGTTTTCAATCTCTATCATTGTACTTTTATGTTCTTCTTTTCTCTTTTTGATCCAGTTTACGGTTTGGTTAACAACCCGTGTTAAGTATGCATCCCATTGCACAGCATTATAATCCGCATAATTACGCGACATAAAACCATCTAACATCTGTTGTACTTCGGCAGGGGTATATCCTTGCTCGAATTCATATTTAGCTATACACACCAATGTTTTCGTAGGTTTTTTATCCATCTTTCCATATTCGAGTGCTTCTTCTGCGTGCTGTCGTTCGTTCAGAATCATCTTCATGAAGTAACCTCACTCACTTCAACAGACGTCATCCTAAAGGTCTTGCCCGCATATTCGAATTCCCCCGTCGCCTCCGCCGCAACTGGATAATGGATGACCTGCCTGTTGCGATGCAACAGATTGCGAATGATCTGCTCACCGGATACGTCCCACACAAATTGTTTGGATTGATCTGCTCGGCGATAACACATATCCACAATCATGTTACAGAGATCTTCTTCGTTGTTACATATCTCCAATGCCTGCTCCTTGAAACGTGAAACAAAAACCTGCCACCTCGCGGATCGTTCTTCCTTGTTCACCTTGCTCTTGCGAGAGTGGGTCATGTAGTTTCGAAGTTCCTCATTGTGCCTCTGATACAACTTCTGTATCTCCTTGTACCGTGTTTGCGAGTATTTTTTGGAAGTTTTCAGAATATCATGATCAAAACCATTTTTGGAGTTTCGGAACTTGATTTCATCCAACTGCTTCTCTACGCGTCTGCATAAACGATTCATGACAGAAGGAGCCACAGATACGGGCATTCTCTGTTCGTATTGTTGCAAGAACTGTACCATTTCAGCAGAGCCGCCTTGCTCTTGGGTGGCTGTTAACTCCTCCACCGTCATCCCAAACCGTTGCAAGCATTTCTGATTGGTTTTGTCGATATAGGTGTTATATTCCTTCTTTTGCTCTGGATCATTGTAGATGAAAAAATAAGGCTTTTTATCCGCCACCAGTTTCAACGCATTCTCATCCTGTACAGCAACGCGGATATCATACCAGTGTTTAGGCATAGGTTTACATTCAATCCCTTTGGCCTGATCAATGGCATTCTGCTGATAATGCTGGCCGCATTGTATCCTGTACATCATCTCCTTATATTCAGGGGTATCCTGCTCATAGCTAGCTAAAACATCAAACATCGATGTAATCTTGTTGGTCGTAAAACCGATCAGATCGCCAAAACTGTCTTTGTTCGCCTGAATGAGGTCACTCTCCGTCGGAATTTTTTTGGTTGATGTTTTTTGTACGCACACAATGGCCTCTAACTCTTGGATTGCACCAAGGATCGTCGCATTATCGGTAGTCAAGACCTGATCGCTATCCATATCTGCACCATTGAGAGAATGAGTTGTTGTATCCCAAGAATTTAATATCGTCACTGTGTTCATATACCGGTACCAATGTTGCATCTCTTCGGTATCGCTGAAACGAAGTATTTTAATATTGTTATGACAGGTCATCGGAGCTCTGAAACAGGCGACTTGAGGGACTTGTCTTTCATTCCAGTATTGGGAATAAAACTTATCCGACTGTAACAAGCCCGTCAAAGGCAGACCAAACATACTCTGACATAACGTATACGGATCTCCAGAAATAATGCTGAAATTTCCTTTAACACGTAAAACTCCAATCTTAGCTTCATTCATTCGTTTTCGAATGAGGTTATGGATTTTGTGTTTTACAAATGGATCGTCCATTAATCCGGCTTCAACCATCAGACCTTTAATATAATCATCTGGACTATACAGGTAATCTCGCTCTTGAATATGGATACCTTTCAGAAATAAAAGTGCTTTGCGATAATCTTGTCCAAGTACGTCTTGGATGGTACTTATTGTCGGAGAGATCAGCTCATCAATTTCGTTGTCACTGAGCTGTAGCGACTGTATGAACTGATAGTTCAGATGTCGTTCATCCTCTAATTGTTCCGGTGTTACTTTGGTTACGCTGAAGGTGTATCCGTGATAACCACAACATAACAAATAGTCATTTATACCGCTGTATGCTTGCCAAAGCTTCAGCATAGACGTTGTTATAATCAGATCCACTTCACGTATATCTACAGACTCGCCCCAGGCATCCACGACCATGTAATGACCCGCGACCCGATCGGCAAATTCATGATAATCAAATGTAAACACCATACCTTTGCAGAAACTGTTACGAATACAGAAACCACTCGGAATATAGGCATGACCAAGTTCTTCGGCCCATAACTTGCTAAGAGCGGGTGAGATCAAACCGAATCCATCACTCATATTCAATTGTATGGGGTGATCGTTTTTCTTTTCTACCTGAGGATATTCCGTCCTGGAGTCATCAATCTGAATAATGTCTGCACGAAATTCTGTGACACAGTCAGGTATAACCAGCACTCGCTCTGGATGAGAGACTGGAGTACTGGTGCTACAAGCCAGAGCTTTGTAAGCCTCCAATTTGGCCGGGACCAACTCCATATCCGGGTTTCTTCCATTATTCAATCTCCGTTCCAATGGCAAGTGAATATCCTCGCTTACGTAGATGACGGTTGAACTTTTGGCCCCTCCAGTGGTAGCCATCAAACGTTTGTACTTTGTACCGTTGAGACTAAATCCCTTGGAAGAGTTTAAGCGATCATAGTCCTTATTCGTTTCAATGACGACGAGCAGATAATCAGGAACAAATTTGAGTTTATTCTGTGCCTCATGCAGTTTTTTGAGCGTTCGTTTATGCTGAACTGTCGTCTTCAAGGCTTTGACGCGTCGGAGTTCATGTTGAATCTCTATCCACTGCTCTTCCATTCTTTTCTGTGAACGCAACTGATCAATGAATCGAAACACCTGATGGTTTCCAATTGCTGCTAGTTCTCCGTTTATCGAGGCGTCATGGTACGTTAAATTCAGATGATAATTCGCTTTGCGGATTCGTGACGAAGTGACCTTATATACGTATCTCAATCGATTCTGATATGAAATGTTCAT